CTTTGCTTTGACCGCCAAGCAAGCATCTATATACGCTTGAATTGCTGCTTGATCGTTCTTGACCACGGCATCGTTGTAATCAGCCATAGGCGGGTAAGCGTTCTTTCGCAGATCGGCAATCGTTCTTGCCACCACATCATCGTTAATCGTCAAGCCCCACTGCTGGCAATAAGTAAAGTCATAGCCTTCATATGATGTAAAAGGTTCAAGCTCTGGGTATGCCGTATTAGATAGCACTAGCCACGCCGAGCAATCAGGCTTTTGAGCAATGATGGTTACATCATCTTTAGGCGTTGGCTCGTCGCGTGTGCCAAACAAGGCTTGCCAATTACTGGCTTGTAAGCTGTAAAGGGACATCTTTAGCTCCGATAAGAATGGTTTCCTTTGGCACAAGACCAATGCTTTTGAGTGCCTCTAGCGTGTGCGGGTTGCTCATGGCGTTCAGTAATTTAGCTGGTGATGGCCTGCCGTTAGCAATGATCTCTGATTGAATCTCCCTTGCGATCATGACCGTGAATTCGTTGGCAGCGTTCGCTTCAAACATCTGATCGTCTGTGTAACCAGGAATGCGGGTCTGTTCACACTCCACATACAACTCGGCAATGAGTTTTTCAAGAATCTTAATCTCTTGGCGATTCAACTCAAACGCATGGGCCTGATCTTCCTGCACCGACTCAAGCTCAACGATTTCTGCTTCAAGGTTCAGGATTAAATGCTGAAGTGCGTTGATTTCTTTTAAGTGATTAAGTTCAGCTAACTTGGCCTGATATTTCAAAGCCGCCACGCGTTCAAGCGCAGCCGCACGTTTACGCCCCTCAAGAAAGCCTTTCAACGTCTTGAGTTTTTCCCAAGGCGTGTTACCGATAACTTGGTATCGGTAGTTGAATTCAGTATTAAGTGGAGAGGCCATTAGCTTGCATACCCCGCTGCGGCGAGATACCTTCTTGCCGTTCCAATGCCAGTAACGTCAGAGGAAACAACGCCTGTATTTGAAACTAGGTTAGTTACAGCGGTAGCAGAACTCGTATACCCATAACCAAAAATAGCTTTATCAGTTCCATAACCGGCGGCAGCTAAACCATATCTCGCTGTTCCTACGCCGGTTGTATCCGTTGCTACAACCCCTGCGTTAGAAACCAAATTGGTCATAGAGACATTAGAACCCGTAGACCCATAACCAAAAATAGCTTTGTCACCGCCATAACTAGTAGCGGCTAAAACATATCTCGCCGTTCCTACACCGGTTGTATCAGTTGCCACAACACCGACGTTAGAAACTAAATTAGTCATGGAAACAGCACCTGTCGTATATCCATAACCAAAAATAGCTTTGTCACCACCATAACTAGTAGCGGCGCAACTAGACCTCGCCGTTCCTACACCGGTTGTATCCGTTGCTACAACCCCTGCGTTAGAAACCAAATTAGTCATGGAAACAACACCTGTCGTATATCCATAACCAAAAATAGCTTTGTCACCGCCATAACTAGTAGCAGCAAGATCAGACCTCGCCGTGCCTACTCCGGTTGTGTCTGTAGCTACAACCCCTGCGTTAGAAACTAAATTAGTCATGGAAACAACACTTGTTGTAAACCCATAACCAAAAATGGCCTTATCACCACCATAGCTAGCAGCGGCTAAACCATATCTTGCTGTTCCGACACCTGTAACATCAGTTGCCACAACACCGACGTTAGAAACTAAATTAGTCATGGAAACAACAACTGACGTAAGCCCATAACCAAAAATAGCCTTAGTCGTGCCGTTATAAGCAGGCGACACCCATGAACCACCGTTGTAATACTCCACAAACCCTGTAGTCGTGTTAAAGCGTTGCATACCCGTTACGCCCGTTGGACGTTGCGCGGTTGTGCCTACAGGCATTTTGAGTGCGCTTGTGCCTTGTACATCTAATGTGCATCCCGTTGCGGCGGCTCCTCCAAGGCCGAGGTTGCCGGAGGAGTCGAGACGGAGGCGTTCAGTACCACCTGTGCTCCAAGCAAGCGTATCCGCAGCCGGAGACCAAAATCCTGTATTGGTATCGCTAGCCGGCGTGATGCCTGGAAGTGCATCCGTTCCTGCGTAAAATCTTGTGGCGCCAGTCAACGTAATCGTGTCTGTAGTTGCGTCACCAAGGGTTGTGTTGCCATTAGCCGTTAGCGTGGATGACAAGACAACAGCACCGCTAAACGTAACGTTGCTGGATGCGCTTAAGGTTGTAAACGAACCCGCAGCCGCCAATGACTGACCAATGGTGACGCTATTGATCGTCCCCGATCCCGTTAGGTTTCCGCCAAGCGTAAGCGTCTTTCCGCTGCCCACGTTCATGGAAACGCTTGTGCCGTTCGATGCAAAGATTGCATCAATCGTGTCAAGGTTCGTGTTAAGTTTGTTGCCCCATGTGTCGGTGGATGCACCAACTTCGGGTTTGGTCAAACTAAGGTTGGTTGTCGTGGTATCAGCCATTTAAGCCGCCTCTCGATAAGGTGACACTTGAGGTGTCCAAGTTGTTCCTGAAACTGTTTGCGTGGTCCATGATTCGCTGGTAACCATTTGTGGCGTCCATGTGTCGCTTGGGTCTGGTATCGGTGACCACTTCAATGCGCCCGCTGCGCTTACAGCGCTCGTGGCGCCGATAGACACAGACGCCGAAATGGTTGCACCGCCTGATGCAGCAACCGTTGAAACGGCATCAATCGATACGGATGCCACCATAACGATGGTGCCTGCCGCTGTAACGGTTGATTGACCCGCCACAGCAACCGATCCCGCCGCAATGCGTGCACCGCTTGCAGCGACCGTTGATACGCCTTCAATAAGTACAGCACCGCCGCGAATGACGCCAGCGGAAGTGGATACGGTTGACACGGCGTCAATGATTGTTTCGCCATTGCGCTGCACCGATCCTGTTGGCGATACGCTTGACGCAGCACTAATGACAACGGCGCCTTCAACGTAACTCTGTACGCCATAGTTTGCACGCCCATAGTCATTAGCACCGTAACCAATCATTACGCCAACGTAATATCAAAATCGCCAGCGTTGAAACGAAACACATCACCCGTTCCAACGGATTTAGATGCCGTAAGCTGACCAACGGCTAGCATATTGCCTGATGTTGATGCGTCATATAACGCCGTATGCGTAACCGTTCCCCACGATCCTGTGGCGGTGGGAAATTCAACGGCTGATGTATTAGTGGCAGCGTCATTCGTTACCGTAAACGCCATGGATCGACGCAGATAACCGTTACCTGATACTTCGTTGCTTGAACCTGACTCGCCAGGATCAGCGGTAAAAAGGCCAACGTAAATTGTTGCTGGCGCCGTGTAGGCTGATCCGCCAAACACATGAGCCAATACTTTGTTTTCAAGATAGTCACTGAATGAATTAGCCATGGATTACCCCATTGGTTTAGCGCGAACGCGTGGCGTTGTGCCGCTGTAATTGGCACGTTCTTGCTCTAGTTTCATGGCTTCAATGCCACGCTCATAAGCGGCATTCCAAACGGGAATGCGCGAATCATCTTGAAGGTACGGTGCCGATTGAAGCAGTGCGCCATACAAGTACAAGTCAGGATGCTTTGTGAGCAACCAGTTTGTTGTGTTGTTATCAGACAACGCGGCAATCTTGCCGTAGTACGTCATTTGAACTTGCGTCGTATCCGTTCCTGGAGATGGGACAACCTTGAACGTATCGCCAATAATTGTGTAGTAGCGCGGCGTGCCAGCCGCCGAAAAGTAACGCGTATAAAAGTCATCGCTTTGTTCATCGCTCAAAAACTCCAATTTGGTTGGCGTTGTCGTGAGCAACACAAGATTTTCCATTTGCAGGAAATCGGATGGCAGTTGCGTGTATTCGCTATCGAGTGTGGCGTTAGCACGCACAATCATTTGTCGAACGCGTACAGTTCGATTGAATTCGGCTTCCGCCAACGTGATGAAGTCGGCAATGGCAGACGTCAAATCGGACCGATTCAACCAGTCAGCAATCGACGTTTTAAGTTGTGCGTAAGTGCCAAGCGCCATGATCAGGCAGCGTCCTTTTTGCGAAGTTCGGTTTTAAGACCGATTGATGCTCGGTAAGCATCCTCTTGAGGACGGATTGCCCAGGTGTGCTGATGCTTGTATTCCCAGGTTCCAATGTGTCCAATGTGTTTGGACAGGTCATGATCAATATACAACGGAATCTGATTGTCGCGCAATAACTTGCAAAAGTATATGTCTTCGCCCATGTAACCCTTAGCCGCCACATCCCATGGCGTAGCGAACCACGGCATCTCAATGGCGCGAAACACGTTTGTATCAACCATCATCACGCCAGTGCCCACAGCGTCCACTTGTTCAACGCCCGTGTCATGCTCGCCGGTATAGACAGGCACCTTGCGTTGGGTTTCTGGATCATAGTTCGCCGCCGTCGGCCCCACTGGCATCCGCCTGCGCGGGCAGTTGGCAGCAACAACGAGTAAGTCGCGGTCAAGCAACTGCTTAATCGTATCTTGCGGAAAACGCATATCGCTATCGATAAACAGCACCACGTCAGCGTTGTTTTCCATGGCGGTCATGACCAATTCTGAACGCTGGCTTACAAGCAACGTCCCCTTGGAAATGTTGACGTTTACTGCGTCATTTGGATGGTTCGCCACATGAAACGCCACAGCGTTTACAAGGTCGAACGCAAAGTCTGAATGCACTTCGTCCCTCGCAGGGACACACACACTAATAATTCGTTTCTTATCCATTACACCCTTCCTGGTCGAGTCCTGAAAAATCGGTTATCGGGATCATTGAGCCACTTCTTGAAATCTTTTTCTGTGCGCGTGATGCCCTTGCTCACCAAGTCCATGTAAATGTTCATGGGGATGGATGCAACCTGTACGCCAAGACCTTCACCGTTCCACCTGGCGCGCTCGTCAATCGATGCGAACTCTGCCTTATTGGTTTCAACGATAGGTGTTGCGTCTTGAATCGTTTCAATCACCGCTGTGTCTGTGGCCTCGTCGTAATGCCAAATGCGCGTTAGGCCAAGAAGTGGATCATGCTCGAAAAGTTTTGATTCCATGTGAAAACGGGAGCGTTTCCGCCCCCGTTCCTTGTTGCTGGTTAGGTCGAAAGGTCAGCCGCCAAACCATGTGCTTTCTCGTTGTAGATGGCAAGGCCATATTCAGCGAGGAGCAAGCGCTTTTCAGCATCGCCCGTTGTTGCAAGCTCAACTTGCTGGAACGGACGAAGGAAATGCACACCGGCGTAGTCAGGTGACAGTACAAACGCGTCACGATCACGTTGGAACCTATTAGGCACAATGTTCACTTGGCCGAAGTCTCCGACATATACATCAGCCGCACCAATGATTTGCGCTTGCTTACCAGCAGGCACATCACGATAGCGCGTTGCGATACCGTTGAAGCCAGAAACAACTTGCTTGTTCTTGGCACCAACCATCACAATCGAAGGATCGCCGCCTTGTTCCCACACTTTTTGAAGCACATTCTTGAGAATGGTTTCAGTGAATGCGCGGGTTACGCCATCGCTGCGATCATCGTTGGGTAGCGTGGTGTAAGAGGGGTCAGCACCGTTCGTACCCTTGTCGGTGTTGGTCTTGATGAACGCGAGCAACGATCCGGTTTTCTGAGCCGTTGTCGAGTCACCAGCGGATGCTGCCTGGTTAGCCAGCATGATGGTTTCCATATCGCGCTTCAGTTCAGCCGCACGCTTTGCCAACTGGTAGGCCAATTCTGACTTGCGGCCTGCTTTATTGACAGCTTCAACAGTACCAGAGATCACCACAGTCTTACGGCTAATCTGTGTGTAATTGGTCAGTTGAACGGTTGGCGTTACAGCGTCATACGTCGAAATGTCATCACCTTGCAGTTGCGCGTTTGCGGTGGTGTTGTCCGCCAACGTGTCTGTCTGCCACTGGAACAGCGTGTTGCTAGCCGTACCGCGTCCAATGTTGTTCATGAACGGTGTGGTTTCAGGGCTGATGTTGTAAATCTGATTGCTCAAATCCTCACGAATACCCTTTGCAGAGTAAGTGAGGAAGGTGTTTGATGCGATAGTCATTTGGGTTTCCTTTAAATAAGATGTTCAAACAGTTTGGCAGCGTCACGGACGTTGCCGGTTTTTGCAAGGCGCTGTTTGGCTCGGACTACTTCACTCGTGGAAACTTTGGCGGACTTAGGGTTACCAGGTGCAATGACTTTGGACTGCTGTACGGTTGGCGGCTTAGGCTTAATCGTTGCCTGTTTCGCCGTAATCCTGTCGTATAGCATTGCTTTACGAAGTAACTTGACAACGCGGTGATCAGCCACGCCCTTCAAATCATCTTCCTGAAAGCCTTCCTTCAAACCAAATTCAATCAAAGCCGCCTTTTCGGATTTGGCCGTATCAGCGTTCTTCCATTCAGGTATGGCCTCCACAAGAAGTTGTGCTTCTTGCTCAAGCCTGGCTTTCATTGATCGTTGCACTTCGGCCTGCTGCAACTGATTCAAGCGTTGGAGTTCGGCTTGTGATGCTGCCAATTTCTCGTTGCGCTGACGTTGCAACTCGGTTTGCCGCACCCATTCGATTGGATCGTCCCTGTATAGACTCTCCATATCAATCGGGTTTTCCTGCTGCTGTTGGATTTGCTGTTGCAAAGCCGTAAGCAATTGAGCGTAAGTTTGCCGCTCTTCACGCACCGCGTTCAGCTCGGCTTCAGCGGCCTTGCGCTGTTCAGCCAATGCTTGCGTTTTGCGTGTGTAGTCAGCCGTTCGCTGGTAGCCGTTGATCAACTCATTGAGTTCAACCTCTTGTTCTTTGCCATCAATCTTGACGGTGAACTTTGGTGGCTCGCTGGATTGCTCTGACTCTTGAGCGTCTTCGTCTGACTCGCTCGATGCTTCAACGTCTTCGGACCCTTCGCCTTGCTCTTCCGCGTCTGTCTCTACATCGCCAACATCATCGGATTCGGCTTGCGCTTCATCCGTTTGCGCCTTGGTTTCTGTTTGTTCTCCGGGTTCGGCAAACATCGACTCAAAGGCTTTGGCGGCTTCCGCCACCGTCATCCCCGCTGTGCTTTCGCTTTCAACGGTTGCTAAATTCTCACTCATTTATTGCGCTCCATCAAGTTTTGGTCAGTTTCCGTTGGCGATCAGCCGCCATACGGGTCAACGTACCGCTAGTAATCACGCTTCCAAAGTAGGTTTGAAGACGTTCCATAGACTTGAAGTCATGAAAGATTGCCTCTCGATGTTTGGCATCTTCCGAGTGCGTCCACTCTTCAAACAATGATTCTCTAATCCGCTGCCACGCTTCCTGATAAAGCGTGGAGTTGATAATTCGTTCGGCTTCCTGTGCGCGTCGTATTTTTTCGTCGTTTGTCATTGCATGGGTTGCGCCGCTGTCACGGCTTGTTGGGCTTGGTTGATGGCTTGCATTTGCATCCGTTCACGATCCATTGCCACTTTGGCGTCAATCTCTGCCTGTGTTGCCGCCAAGTTGACTTGATACTTTAACTCCATTTCCTGGCGTTTCAGGATGCCATCTTGCGCTATACGATCACGCTCACGGTCATCAGCGCGGATCATCTTCTCGCGCTCAAGGGCAAGTTCGGCGGCTTTCTTTTGAATGTCGGCCTGAATCGATTGAATCTGCACTTGCGCCAAGGCTTGCGTTGGATCGGGTTGCGGTGGTTGTTGTGGCGGTGAAAAGTCCATAGGCAGTTGATTAAAGAACTGCGACGAGTCTTTGTATCCCGCCATCTCAACTAACTTGGTGAGCGTGTTTGCGTACTGACCCATGGTGACTAAGGGATTGTTTGGCCCAAGTGTTTGGAGCAACTGTTCTTGCTTGCCGGCAATGGCTTGCAAGAATTGAATCTTTTCATCAATGCCGCCCGTACCAAGGCCAACGTTCACGCTTACGTCCATCGAGGCATCCCAGCCGCGTGGATCAACTTGCACCCACTGATTGCGCAAACGAATGACGCGTGGCTTGTCTTGATGCTGCGTAATCAAGCGCAATAAACCCTTAAACAAACGCTTCATGCCGATTTCAGAAAATACACGAGCGATCAATTCAATGTGTTGTTGCGCGGCTTGAACAGTGGCTTGTACCGCCAACTTAGTCGTGGATTGCAGCGCATCAGCGTTAAGACCCATGGAGGCTTTGGACATGCCAGTGCGTGCCTCTTTCACCTGGTCCATGTATTCCATCATCGGGAATGCCTGACCGCCAACGAATGGTGTGGTGAACGGCTGCACCATACCCGGCGCACGCATTCTAATAATGGCGCCATTCTCGTTATTCAGTACGTCGTCAAGGTTAACCTGGCCTTCAACCACGCCTGTGCGCGGATGAATGGATTGCGCCAATGAATCAAGCATATTGCGCAAAATAACTGACTTGATGCGCTGAATGTCCATGGTTACATCAGCCGTGGACATACCAAAAAGTGTATGAGGCTCAGGATCAGGACAGAAATAAGCAAAAGGCACATCATCCGCCGGATCGTTGGCAACAATCTTGTAGGACGGACCCATGGTGCAAATCTTGCGTAGTTCCGCCACACCATCACCGTCCTGATCAAGCCTTATATAAGATTCTGTATAAAGCACACGGCGTTGCGCAGGATTGTTGGCGGACTCGCCAAACATCATTTGTGCTGGATTACGCGCAATGCGCTCAATGTTTGTGTCGAGTTCGTCCTCGCCCGTATTGGACTCAACCAACTCTTGGTCATAGCCCATGGCAACAAGTTCAGACACGGTGGCAAGTTTCCTATGCGCCACAATGTCTGCGTCTTCGAGCGTTCGCGCTCTACGGTCAACGATAAATTCTTCAGGTGCAAGGCTTTCGACGCGGAAACGCTTGGTGATGACTTTGCGGCTCACGGTTACGTCGTGAATCATCACGGTTGGCGTCAATTGCTGGCCGCTTAATGGATCAATTACGGGCGGCGGGGCTGAAGGGTCTTCGGCAGACATTAAGTCCACCATCTCAACGCCTTCCTGACCAAGAATCAACGATAGTTGCGCGTCATCAAGGCCCGTGTAGTTTTCATTCTTAATTTCAATGTGCTCATCAACCCACCACTTGCAAACACCTGTCTTGCGTACCAAGGCATCTTTGAAGATGGAGTGAAACAGCACAAAGCCATTGTTGTCTTCGTTCAGGATATAGCGCACATAATCTGTGGCTTGCTCTGCCATCGGCGCATCTTCCATGCTGCGCGGTACATACTGAACAACGTTTTCGGATGAGAAGAAAATGCGCATAAGGCTTGGCAAAATGGCCTGCACTGTGTCGCGCACATCCATTGATACAACCTGGCTGCGCCCCTCTTCTTCATCGCCAAATGGATCGCCAAAATAGTATTCCGTGGCGCGGGCGCGAAGATTGCCAATTTCTAAGTCAATGAAATTGGTAGCGTCAACGAGTTCAGCCGCAACAATGGCTTGAACTTCAGTCTCGTCCATAGGTTCGCCGGACTTGACGCCGGTAGCAAGGTTCATTTCAACGTCCATTTACTTACCCTTATTTCTTGCGCTAATGGCTTTGGCTTTTGCTCGTGCATCGGCTTTGCTTGATGCACCCCAAGCCTTTAGGCTTAACAAAAGTCTCGTTGGTTCGCCATTTTT